ACTATGGATAAAAGTACATTCTCTAAAATAGATGAATTTATTGGAACAGGTAATTATATGCTTAATGCATGTTTGAGTGGTTCATTATTTGGAGGTGTTCCTAATAATAGATCAGTTTGCTTTGCTGGACCTTCTGGAACTGGTAAAACATTCTTATTATTAAATGTTGTAAGAGAAGCACAAGCAAAAGGTTATCAAATTATATTTTATGATTCAGAAACTGCTGTAGATATTGATATGATAGAAAAATTTGGAATAGATCCAAAGAAGTTTAGATATGAACCATGTAATACAGTTCAAGAATTTAGAACCTCTATAACTAATCTTGTTAAGATCATAAGTGAACAAAAAAGAAAAGGTTTAGATGTTCCAAAAGTTATGGTTTGCTTAGATTCTTTAGGTAATCTTGCTTCACAAAAAGAAATTGATGATGCAATGAGTGGAAGCGATAAAGCCGATATGACGAGAGCAAAAACTATCAAATCATTATTTAGAATACTCGGAACTCAATTAGCTGAATGTAAAATTCCATTTGTATTCACTAATCATACCTATTCCGGCCAATCTTTTATCCCTATTGTTACGGCTGGTGGTGGTACTGGTCCTGAATATTTCGCATCTATAATACTATTTCTCAGGAAAGCTCAATTAAAAGAAGGACAAGAAAAAGCTGGTATTGTGGTGACTGCGACTCCTAATAAAAATAGATTTGCTAAACCAACTCCAGTAAAATTCATAATTCATTTTGATAAAGGAATGAATCAATATATTGGATTAGAAAAATATATTTCATGGGAAACTTGTGGAATTGAAAAGGGAGAAATTCATAATCAAAAAGGTTATGATAAATGGAAAGATGGAGATAAAAAAGGATATGATTTAGAAAAGTATTCATGGAAAGATACCGAAGATAATGATTGGTATTTTTGGCCAAAACCTACTGCTCGAAAATTTGTTTCAAAAGATCTTTGCCAAACTATAGACGTTCAACAATTATTTTCAAATATAGGATTACCACTTCATCTTCTTAAACAAATGGATGAGATGGTAATAAAACCAGATTTTTCTTATGGTGTAAATGAAAATGTTGTTGATGAATTAGAATCAATAATCCAATCAAATGATGAAGACAAAGAATAATTTTAAAATAAAATATATTATTGGTACATATAAAGATGATCCAAATTACCCAAGTAAAGAAGATTTATTTGCTGTAGCTGATATGTGGTATTATTTAGATGGTGGAAAAAATTGGATCCATGATTACCGAGGTCTTCCAGACCAAGGGGAAACTATTTTCACTATAGAAAAGTTATTAGATGCTGGATTACCTAAAAGAAAAACCATGAATTTACTTTCCGAATTAATCGAACGTGGTGATATTGGAGTTGCAAAAGAAACTAAACACACAATATACCATATAATAAATAAAAGATAATTATGTTAGATATTGTTGAGTTCGAAAAGGTATTTTATTTGTATACATTAGAAAATCCAAAATACTTTAAGTCCATAAAACCAGAATTTTTTGATAATGATGATTTAGGACTACTCTTCAAAGTGTCTAAAGTGTTTCATGAGAGATTCAATGAAGCACCTTCAAAAGATCAAATAAAACTTTTAACCAAACAAAAACAATTCAAAGATAAAATAACCGAATCATTAGTTGATTTAATATTCGATCAAAATATGAAATCATATGATGATGAATGGGTTAATGAAACTACCGAAGCTTGGATCTTATGGAAAAATTTAGATAAGACTATTATTGATACAATTGAATATGTAAAAACTGTTAAGGTCACTCCACAAAATATCAAGGAAATTGTTTCTAAAACTAAAGGACTTTTTGTTGAACGTAATTCTATTGTTTTTGATGAATCTTTAGGACTTAACTTTTTTGATCCAGTTTCCCATAAAATTGCAAGTGAAAATAAAATAACATCATCACATAAGTGGGTGGATATGAGAAGTTCTGGTGGATATTCATTAAAGACTTTAATTGTTTATGCTGGAGAACAAAATATTGGAAAATCTATTTGGTTAGCAAATGATGCTGTAAAATATATTAGAGATGGTCATGATGTGGCTTTCATATCTGCTGAAATGGCAGAAGGAGATGTTATTCAAAGAATAGGTGCAAATATGTTAAATGTGCCAATGTCTAAATATGAAAAGTTTGCAAAAGATCCTAAAAAATTACAAAAGAAACTTGCTTCTTTATCCGGATCTATTATACCTCCTGGTAATTTATATGTTAAAGAATTCCCAACATCACAAGCAACTGTGAATGATTTGGAGAGTTATTTAAAGTCTTTGGAAGATTCGAAAGGAATAAAATTAAAAGTAATCATTGTTGATTATATAAATATCTTATCAAACCAAAGGAATCCAAATACAGAAAATACTTATATGAAGATCAAACAGATCGCCGAAGATCTTCGTGCAATGGCACAACGAAACGAATGGATAGTAATCACTGGTACACAAATCAATCGTAGTGGTTATGATTCATCAGAAATAAATATGGGAAATATAGCCGAATCGGCAGGGCTTTCTCATACAGCAGATATGATGTACGGTATCATTCAAGACTCCTCAATGCATTTGAATAATGAATATTGGCTTAAGATTCTTAAGATCAGAAAAGGATCCGGGAAGAATAGTAAATGTCGATATACAATTAATTATGATTATATGCGTTTAGAAGAAACAGATGAAATAGTAAATTCATTAACTTAAAAAATACAAAACAAATGAATATATTTAATGATGAAGATGAAAATTTAACAAGTGATGCCCAAGAAGCACAAAAAGATGATCTAGATAGATTTTCTAGCTTGCAAAATGATAAAATCTTTAATAACTCTTATGAATCTACTGAATATGATACTAGAAAAATATCATTTAATGTAGCTCCACAGTATAGTGGAACCAATACTTCACCTGAAGATAGAATCGAATTAGATATGGCATGGACAGTAGTCTCCGAAATACTTGACCATAGTAAATTTAAAAATTTAAACAGAGCCGATAAAGAAGGAAACTATAAAAAATTAAATAAATTACAAATCAATGAAGTATATTCTTTTATTGTTATGCAATTACCTGAATTTCCTAGAATACAACTTTTTTCAGTTGTGCAAGAATACTTCGATGTGAACTCTAATAAATTCTATGATTCTCTTTCTAATACATTTAAAAAGGAATTAATTGAAGAATTACGAAAGGTTGGTTATATGAGAGAAAAAACCAGTGGACCTTTATTTTAAAATATGTTAGTTAAAAAGAAAACTGCAAAACGAGTGTGGATTATATCAGATACACACTTTGGTGCAAGGAATAATAGTGTTGAGTGGTTGGAACGAATGATCGCATATTTTGAAGATTATTTTATACCAATTGTTAAAGAAAACTATAAACCAGGAGATATACTTTTACATTGTGGAGATGTTTATGATAATAGGCAATCGATTAATTTATTAGTCTTACATAAAACATTAGATTTATTTGAAAAGTTTTCTAATATATTTGAAGATGGTGTATATGTTATTGCTGGAAATCATGATATTATGAGAAAAAATACTAATGAAATTTCATCATTAGATTCTTTAAAATATATTCCAAATGTAAATATCTATAAAGAACCAGTAACTCTTCAAACTAAATACAATGAATGTTTATTAATGCCATGGAGAAAATCTGAGAATGATGAACGTTTAGCTATAGCAGGAAGTGATGCAGAATATTTATTTTGCCATACCACTATTCATGGGGCTAAAATGGATAAGTATTTCAAAGCAAGTCATGGAATTCAAGCAAGAGATTGCAAACAATTTAAGAAAGTTTTTACCGGTCATATTCATTTAGCCCAAGAAACAAATAATATAAAATATGTAGGTAATCCTTACCAAATGACTAGATCGGATGCTAATAATACAAAAGGTTTTTGGTGTATTGATTTATCAAATGGTGATGAACATTTTTATGAAAATACATATTCTTCTAAATTTGTTAAAATCTATGTTAATAAAGCATTAGAACATACATTAGGAGATATTCTAAAAGTTTCTGAAAACAATTTTGTTGATGTATATGTTCCAAATGATTACTTAATGAAATATCAAGTAACATCCTTAATTGATGAAATTAGCAAAGTTTCTAAACGCTTAGATGTTATCCCATTTGAAATAGATGAGAATCTAAATATAGAAGAATATGATTTAGATTATGATAAAACTTTAGATACATATAATCTTTGTGAAAAATATGTAGATGGAATGACATTAGACAAGAAAACAAAAACAAATATATTACGAACATTAAAAAAGGCTTATTTAGAAGCTATAAAATAATATGAAAATACAAAAAGTAGAATGGAAAAACTTTAATGGATATGGGAATATATCTCAATCCATAGACTTTACAAAAGATGGATTATTATACCTTTTAGTTGGATCAAATGGTGCAGGTAAAAGTACTATTGCTGAGGTCATAACATATGGATTATATGGTAAAGTTGAAGGAAAGAGATTAGGTGATTTAGCTAATCGAATAAACCGAGGAATGGAAGTATCTATTCATTTGAATTGTAAAGGTAAGAATCTTTTAATTAAACGAGGAATTTCTCCAAATTATTTTGAATTATTTATTAACAAAAGACAATATGATCAGGCTGGCCAAAAGAACGTACAAGAATATTTAGAAAGCGAATTATACGATATTCCTTACCAAGTCTTCAAAAATATAATCATTCTTTCTGTCAATGATTTCAAATCATTTTTAACAATGTCCAATTCTGATAAAAGAAATATAGTTGATAGACTATTTGGATTCACTGTTATTAATTCAATGAGAGAAACAATCAGAGAAAAACGACGAGAAGTAAAGGCTTCTATACAAACTTTATATGATGAGCTTAATATATTAGATGATTCGATAGTTAGTATAAATGATAAAATAGATTTATTAAAGAAAGAAAAGAAAATTGATCAATCCAAATTGATACAAGAATATGAATCTAAATTAAAAAAAATAAACACAAAACACAATGATACATCAGAAAAATTGAAAAAACTCAATAATAAATATATTGATTTACAAAAAATAGTTCAAGAGAAATCATCTGATGAATCAACTTTAGTCACTAATTTAAAAGATATTAAAAAACGGTTAGATTTATTTGAAAATGAATGTTGTCCAACTTGTGGAGGAGATCTACAAACAGAAGAACATACACATATCAAAGAAAAACTAATCAAATCTGCGGTTAACTCAAAAGGCAAATTAAAAACAATTAGAGAGGATTTAGGTAAAGCAAATGATTCACTTTCAAAGTGTGATGGATTTGTCAAATCATGTAAGGATTCAATTACACGGTTAGATACATTAATCGGTCAATATAAATATGAATTAGATCAAACAGTAGCAAAATCTGAAAAGAAAGACTTTCAATATTTAAAACAATTAATTGTAGAAAATTCAGATACACAAAAATCTAAATCTAATTCTAAATATAAAGAAGAAAAGAATGACAAATTCTTAGAAGTTGTGGAATCTATATTAGGTGAAGATGGTATTAAGAATCTTGCATTGAAAACTATTTTACCTCCATTAAATGCCTCAATCGATTCAATGGTAAAGCAAATGCATATTCCTCATAGAATTCGTTTTGATGAAAAATTTGATTGCAAAATAACATCATTAGGAGAAGAGATTAATCCTAAAACAATGAGTACTGGAGAAAGAAAAAAATCAGATTTTATCATAATAATAGCTATGATCAAATTATTAAAAATTAGATACCCAAGTATTAATTTGCTTTTCTTAGATGAAATATTTTCCTCGATTGATGGATCTGGAATTCATGAAATTATAGGAATTCTTAAAGATACTATCCAAGATACAAAACTAAATACATGGGTAATAAACCATTCAGAATTGCCAGTTAACCTTTTTGATATTAAAGCAGAAGCCTATAAAGAAGGTGGCTTTTCTAAATTAGAATTAGAAACAATTTCCTAAGGATATATAATTAAACATTTTTCTATATGAGTCAATTATATGATTTAGAATTTAATAAAGACGATGTTGTTATTAGAAACATCCTTATTGGAGTTCTAGCAACATTAAATAATCGTATGTATTGGTATAATCAGATTAGTGAAACTGAGAAGAGGAAAATACCAGTCCCATTTTATTTTAGTACAACTGGTGATGAAAGATTCTTAATGGATTGTTTCATGAATAATGTTGCATATGAAGATCCAACATTACCAAGCGGTAAAGCTGAGGGTGTATACAATAAAATTCCTAGAGGAATATTACAATTAGATGGGGTCAATATAGATGCCGGTTCTTTAACTAATAAATTCGTTAGAGCATTTTATCAAAGAGTTCAAGATGATGGTACATTAAAAACTTTTAATTCCGAAGTCTTTATGGTTCCTTTGAAATTACCATTTACTGGTGAAATTTATGTAGATTCTAATTTAGATATTTTTAAAGCAATTCAAAGATTATTAGAATTATTCTATAAACATCAGGTTTTTCAAGTAGATATAGATGGAACTAGAATTCCAGCAGTTGCACATATGCCTGAAGACTATCAAAAAGAAAGGCCAATTGAATATTCATTCCAAGATAAAAAAGTTTGGAAAGTTACATTTGCTATAGAAGTTGATACCTTTATGCCAATCTTTAAAAATGAAGATAATGGCTTTATTGGTCCTGCAAATACTGAAATGTTTGCTGGAAACATTATTGAAAGTTGGCAAAATGGAATGAATATCGGAGCTCCGGGTGGAGGTGGTATTGGAAGTATTGATCCTTATACTGGTGCACCAGGTGGTAATGAATATAATGCCAATAAACAATGGCAAAAAGTTAACGCTAGATTTAATAATGGAAATGATGCTTGGCCAAACGATCCATCTGGTTTTGCTCATCCTTTACCTCCTGATGGTGGCGCTACGAGCGAGTAGTAATTAAATGTTGGTACAGAGATAAATATATAAACAAAATAAAAACACAATAATGGCTAAATTAAAAAATTTCGATGAGTTTTGTAACGAAAGCTTAATCTTAAGTAGCGAATACAATTATTATGGGCCAGGTTCTTTGGTTCCTATGATTAAACAATTAGTTAGAGAAGGTAAAGATTCTTCTATCATTCGGTCATATTTAACATCCCTTGGAGTTGAGGCTTGGAGGATAGATAAAGCAATGTCTGAATTTGAAGTTGCATTTGGTGGTGAAAAGAGAGTTAATGAATCAATTAATGAAGCAAAAGCTACATTTGAAGAAACCGCTAATAAATTCTTAAGTGAATTAAATGAAGAAGATCAACCTAAAAAAGCAACATTTGAAGATGCTGCTAATGCATTTTTATTAGATCTTCCTGGTTCTGATGAGGTTACTGAAAAACTAAATAAAGAAACTCTTCAAGTTGAAGAAGGTGATGGTGAAGATATTGATGATATGATCGATGATCTTGAAGATGGAGATGAGGATGAATACCAAGGTCCTGATGATGATGCTCCAAAAGATGGAGATGAAGAGAAAATAAAAGATAGCGATAATGCATCTCCAAAAGATAAATTAGAACAAGCTGCTAAAGAACTTGCTAAAGATTCTAAGAAATTAGAAAAGATTAAAAAGATATTAGGTGAAGCTGATTCAATTACAGTTGATGATGATGGTGAAGAGGTTAAAGATAAGGAAGGTATTGAAGATGCTAAAACTGGTGATGAGATCGAAGTTGAAGAAACATTTGGAGGAGATATTCCAAAAGATGGAGCTAAATCACATAGTGATCATCAATCAAAGCAAAAGAAATTAACTGAAGCACTTAACGAAGAAAATCTAAAAGATTATCTCTTAAAAGATATAAAACCCGACAAGGAATTCTACACGACAGTAGAAGATATAGCCAAAGGATGGAAAGTTGATATAAATGAATGCTATCTATTTTCTAGTGAGGCAAGTACTCCTGCAGAATTTGGCCAAGTAACAATACTGTATGATAAAGTTGCAAGTGGCCGCGGAAAATGGGAGAAGAATGATTATTGGAATTGGAGTGATAAGCTTTTAGTTGGACAAGATCTAACAGGAGAGCAGTATTTATTTCATCCAAAATACAAATCAGATCTAACGAAAATAGTTAAGACATGGCCGATAAATGAATCCGTTAATGATACTTGGAAACCATCACCAGGATTATTCATGCAACCTGCTACTATGATTGCTAAACATATTATGGAAGGTGCTGAATCTTTAGATCAAGCAATTGCAAGATTTGATAATCATGCGGAAAAGGTTAAACCACTTTTAGGAAATGCTGATAGACAAAATTTAGAAATGGTTAAACCTTTGCTAGAAAAAAAGCTAGGATAATACTTTACTACATTATTCAAAATAATGTTGAAGATATATAATTAAATTACTAATAAAAAAAATCGATACAAAATGTCAAAAGTCGTAGAAAATCTTAATTTGCGTACTAAGTTGGAAAATCTTTATGAATCATTGACCGAAAATAATGGAACATCTAAAATGTTAGTTGAACGTTATATTGGCCAATTAGATTTAAGATCAGATTATTCTATTCTTAGGGATGCATGTTTAGAGCTTAAACAATATGATTGGATCCCAAATATTAACAAATTCATAAATGAATCATTCGAATTTGTTTATGAAAATGAAGTTACTTTTGGGTTATTGAACACATTAGAGGCTTTGAGAGCTAATCGTGATTCTAAATCCTTTACCGCTGCAATTAATCAATTGGAAGAATTAAAAGATCTTAGTGAATCAGATCTTCGTAAAAGACTTCCTAATAAAATGAAAAAACATTCATGGGTTCCAGGTGTTAAAAATTTAATATCTGTTACTGAAACATTATCCGGAACTTCAGATACAACGGATCAACGCTTTACAAATACTAAACCGGTTTCACCATTACTAGAAAATGCTGAAGGTGATACATTATTTTATGTAGGTAAACGTGTATATGCAATGAATGAAAATGAAGATATTAGACTTGCAGAACGTGAAGAACTAACCGATGAATTTGCTTCATTAGTTCAATTAGCTGAGAATTTTACTTTTACTGAAAATGGATTAAGATTGAGTTCTCAAAATAAAGTTGTTGATATTAAAATTGATGAAGGAAACGTCACCGTTGAAATGGATGGTAAAGAAATTAATAAAAACCATTTATCTGCATCATTATTATCTACTGGAAAATTTAGAACTGATGAATATTCTACAATTAAAGTTTTAGAACATGCCGTTGCAAAAGCAAATGATTTATACGAATTAGATTTTGTTGATACAATTAATTCAAATGTTTACGAAGGTGTAAGTGTTAATGTTCTTAAAACTAAAAATGGAGTTTATATAAATAAGATCAATGATTCAATGAATGAAAATACATTAGTTAAACCAGATTCTACTAAAGATGCTGTTAATATGGTTTCTGAATTTGTTGATTATGATATTACTAATTCAGTAGCAGATTTACTTGAAGGTGAAGCTAATGAAGAATCTAAAAAAGTAGAAGCAGAACATGATATCTATGAAAGAATAGATTATATTAAAGATGAAATATCTAAATTATCCGAATTAAATATGGATGATATGAACTCAATACAAGAAGCTAAGAAAGTTCTTAATGATGCATTATTAAAAGAACAAGATAAGCTTAATAAAATGTTCAAATCAAAAGGTGTAACTGTTCATGAAGATTCATCTGATTCTGATTATGTTCCTGGAGAATTAAAAATTAAAGTTGGAACATATGCACCTGGAACGAAAGTTCAAGTTGCTGCAGGTTCTTTTACTGAAGGTGGAACCAAAGATATGATCTCTACTATTTTGCCATCAAATGAAATTGTTGATGTTCAAAAGAAATACTTATCTGTAGAAATTTAATCAAACACATATCCCTCGTTTGGAAAGGAGTCCTTTTGGGCTCCTTTTTTTAGTTTGAAACAATTCGTGTCCATCAGCATATAATATATAAATAAACAGAAACATCTAAAGATATGGCAAAAGTATATTTAAGAAATAAAGATTTACTTGCTGAGATTATCAAATCTAAAGAGCAAGATAAGCTGACCCCAGAAGCAGTCCAAATGTTAATTATGCTTTCAGAAAGGGCAATTAGAAAATTAAAATATAGAAATCCAGAAGATAGGAATGATTGTTTATCTTTTGCTCAATTAGATCTATTCAAATATTGGGATAGATTTAATCCTGAAAAATCTACAAATGCATTTGCATATTTTACTCAAATTGCTAAAAAGGGATATGCAAAAGGATGGAATAAATTATATCCAAAAAAATATTCAGGTACTATTCGTATCTCAGGATCAAGTGATGATGGTGGTATCTATTCTATATGAACATTAAAAATAATAAACCAAAGAAGAAGTCTGGTTTTAGTCAAGGCTATTTCCCATTAAATGAATGTAAAAAATATCATGGCAAAGGCCCTATTATTTACAGATCATCATGGGAAAGGAAATTTTGTTTATATTGTGAAGCTAATCCAGAAGTCATTAGATGGGCATCTGAACCAGTTAAAATAAAATACATCAATTCTTTAGATGGACGGGAACATTCTTATTTCCCGGATTATTACATTCAATTAAAAGGAAACACCGAATATTTAATTGAAGTTAAACCTAAAGCTCAATTAAAAAAACCAAATCCTCCGAAAAGAAAAACAACCAAAGGTGTCAAAAACTATAAATATGCATATGAAATGTACGTAACAAATATGTGCAAAATTAAATATGCTGAAGAATATTGCAATAAACGAGGTTGGCAATTCAAAATAGTAACAGAAGACTTTTTTAAAACAATTAAACTATAATGGCACAAATAATCGGAGAAGCATTTGCAGAATTACCTGAATTAAGTCAAATTGGTAATGGAGATTTTGAGAATTATGTTAAAGAATGGGAGAAGAATTATGGTGGTGCTGGTCAAGCAGCTAAATATGCAAGAGATTGGTTTGATTCAACATTAGCAGATAAAGATTCGACTTACATTCAACCTTTTAGCCAAAGTGAATTAACATGGGGTAAAATGTATCATTTTGAATATGATCCAGTTACAAGAGACAAATTATCCTATTTTGATAACTCACCAATGGTAATTTCTTTAGGTAAACATCAAAATGGAAAAACAGAATTAGGTATGAATTTAAACTTTTTACCTAAAGCTGTTCGTTATTGGATGGTAGGCAGAGTATTTCAAGTATATGCTGGAGATATTAAAAATGCATCAAAAGGGAAAAAATGGAGAAGAGCTTTTGAACAAGAGGAAGTGCAAATAGAATATGATATGATGAAGAAATGGCTTTGGAAATATGGATTTGATTTTTGTATCAGACAATATTATATGAATAAAACACGAGATTTAGCTGTTATTTGTTATGAAGATTGGATAAGAGCCGTAATGATTGATTGGAATAATTTTGATCAAGTTCAAGAAAATCAAGTTAAAGCATTGTATGATGACTATCTTAAAAAGGTGGGCAAATGAAAAAGAATATATAAACTAATAATAAAAAAATCGTAAAATGGCAGGATTTGTTGAAAGGGGAGAAGGCGGAAATAGTGATAGACGTTTCGTCGCTTCTAATGCATTAAAACAATTGAGCTCATTCGGAATGAAGTACGATGATATGGTACTTCGTAATTCACAAGCCGTTGGTATTGTGGAAGATCAATTTGGTTGGACTTATGACCCTAGAGGGTTAGTTGGTGGTGATTATGATGATTATGCTTTGTTTGCAAACTTAGCACTATCTGATATAGCACTTAAAAAATCAATATCTATATTTGACAAATCATATCCTAAGAAAAGAGAAGAGCTTAGGAGATTTGCTGTACAAGATGAAATAGAAGAAATTTTAGATACTTTATGTGATGAATGTATAGTATATGATGATAAAAACTATTTTGCAGATCCTTTATTATTTGATGATGATTTATTGGCTGATGATAAAGTAGATGAGATTAGAGGAGCTATATCAATCAATTTTAAAAGAATATATCAATACTTTGGTTTTAACAATGATATAACTGCATGGTCATACTTTAGAAAATGGCTAGTGGATGGTTATCTTGCCTTTGAGATTATATATGATAATGACCAAAGAAATATTATAGGATTTAAGGAATTAGATCCAATTACATTAGAACCTGGAATTGATGACCAAGGAAAAAGAGTTTGGAAACAATTTAAAGATATACCAGCTAAAGCAAGAGTACTTTATGATTCTCAAATCATTTATCTTTCATATGCAAACTTAAATTCACCAACCAGAATTTCTTATACAGAAAGATTAATACGTTCATTTAACCTTCTAAGAATTATGGAACATTCTAGAATTATTTGGGCAGTAGTTAATTCTTCATTCAAAACTAAATTTATTATACCGGTTGGAGGTAAGTCAAAAACAAGAGCAAAACAATCACTTGGTGTTCTTATGCAAAACTATCGAGAACAAGTTGATTTTGATTATGATTCAGGTGAATTATCAACTAATGGCCGTCCAATGATGCCATTCAATAAAGAGTATTGGTTACCGGAAGGTGATGCTGGTTCTCCACAAATCGAAACAATCGGTGGTGATGGACCTGATCTTTCAGATACAGACTCATTAAATTACTTTAAAGAAAACTTAAGACGTGTATCTAAAATACCAATGAATAGATTCGATGTTGAAAATCCTCCATCATGGGAATTAAATGCTGAAGGAATGACAAGAGATGAAATCAAATTTGGTAGATTTATTAATAGACTTAGATCCGTATTCCAAGAAATAGTGGTTAAACCATTATGGATCCAAATGACTTTAGATTATCCAGATCTTATGAATGATGATTCATTCAAAGCTCAAGTAGGTGTTAAATTTAACAAATATAATATCTTTGAGGAGATGAAAGAAATGGAATTATTACAAAAACGAATTGACTTTGTTACCGCAATGAAAGATGGTCTTGTAGACTATGATCCTGATGGTAATGAGATCAAATATTTCTCTTCTGAATGGCTAATTCGCCGATTCATGGATATGAGTGAAGCTGAAATTAAAGCTAATCAACGAATGAAGGACAAGGAACAAGAGAAACTTGATGCAATGGCAGAAGAGGAGGAATAAAAATTCAATAGAAAGACAAAGATATATATTAAAATAGCAAAATAATCTATTATCCATGGAAAACAAAAATTTGTTAGTACTCGAAAGATCATCTTGTGTGTTAGAGGCAAAAGGCACAGGGGATGATAAATACGTTTTAGAAGGTACTTTCTCAGAAATCGGAAAAAAGAATAAGAATAATCGTATTTATGATGAGAAAGAACTTATTCCTCATATCGATGCCTTAAGAGAAAAAATTAAAGAAGGCAAGCTTTTAGGTGAATTAGACCACCCTAAACAATTTGATATATCATTAAAAAATGTTTCTCATGTTATTGAGGAAATTGAATATGATAAAGCAAATAAAATTGTCAAAGGAAAAATTCGTTTACTAGATACTGAAGCTGGAAAACAAGCCCAAGCATTAGTTGATGGTGGTATTCCTATTCATATTTCTAGCAGAGCTGCTGGGGTTGTAGAAAACAATGGTCATGTAAAAATTAAGAAACTTTTTACTTATGATTTAGTTGCAGATCCAGGCTTTGAAAATGCTGAATTAAAACGTGTCAATGAAGCATTGGGATTCTCTAATGACGGTGATATACAAATTTACGAACTGAATGGATATATAGAAGAGAACAATAAAGAAATTCAAAAAGAATTAGAAAATACAATGGAAAAAAATACTTCTGAAAACCCAATCAATGAAGGAACTGGGAATTTTGTTACCGTAGAAGATTTTAACGAATATTCAAAAATCGTAAAAGAATCAATCGAAAGAATCACTGGTGATGTTGATAAAATGAACGAGACTTCTCAAGTCGGTGACTTAGTAAAATATTCTGAGTCTATCGCGAAACGTGTTAATCAAATATCTGGTTATGTAGAACATGTTGCAGAAAACGTAGATAATCTTATTTCTCATAATGATTACATCATTGAGAATCTTGATAAGGTTAAAGATTATGCTGAATATGTTGGTTTAAAAACCGATCAAAATATAGAATATTCAAAACACATAGCAGAGAATGTTAATTCGAGAACAGAATACCAAGATTATGTCAATGAACATGTTGATAAGGTAATTGATTATCAAAATTACTTGGTAGAAGGTATTGATGCCGTTGCAAATTATACAGAATATATTAAAGAAAACCTAGAAAATCTAGGTAATTATACAGATTACGTTGCTACTTCAATAAATGAAAGTGGTATTACAAAAGAAAATCCTGTTGAAAATGTTAATGAAGCTGAAACTCCAAATGAAACAGATGTTGTTTTAACGGAGACAGAAACATTTAAAACAGACTTAAATGATAAAATTCAAGCGTTAGTCGAATCAGCTAAGAAGCAAAAAGTTGAAGAAACCGCTGCAAATACACATTTCTTACATTTCTTAAATGAAGATCGTAGAGAAGAATTCAAATCATTTGATGATGAGTCTAAAGCGAAAGTTATTAGGGCTTATGAATCAAATAATTGGTTCGGATCTACTGAGGTTTCAGGAATATGGGAAAGTGTATTCACACCAGTCGAAAAAACAATCAACTGGCTAGATAATATGCCTACTAAATTCGCAAACTCATGGAATTCATTAAATGAATCTCAAAAGAATGCTATTAAAGGTCAGGCAACTATGAGAAATCTTGATACACAATACAAGATCGATCATTTCTGGTCAACTAGAGAGTTAAGGGCTACTAACCCATCTGAACAAATTAATGAGTCTCCTAAGATGGTGGTTGAAAATGAATCACCTGAATATGAAACTTCATCTGTTTACATGGAAACTGTTGCAGAGGAACTTAAAAAGCGCTTTAATAAGTAGAAATTTCTACTAAATAACCAAACCCTAAAAATAATTAGATAATCATGAATTTAATTAATGAATCTGAAATCTACGGAAAGTGGTCTCCTATTATTGAGAGTACTACTGGAATAGAGGACAGAAACAAACTCGATTGGATGTCTAAGTATTGTCATAACCATGAGCTTTATGAAAATAACGTTTATGCTCAAGTTGGTTCTGTAAATGGTATGGGTGCTACAAGGTTTCCTGGTGATCCAGGATTACAAACTACCTTTGGTGCTCAAACTACTGGTTCTGGTGATAAGCCTTACACTTTGCTTCCACTTGCTATGCAAGTTGCTGCTCAGACTGTAGGTTTAGACCTAGTACCTGTTGTACCTATGAATGGACCAATGGGTGTATTGACATACCTTGACTTCGTCTATGGTGGTGGTAAAATACCAACACTTGGACAAACTGCTGCATTTAATGCAACAGGCGCAAACAGAGCAGGTGCTCCAGATAACCAACCTTTAATAATCAAAGATGCAACTACTTTTGCAGGTACAACTGCATTTGTTGAAGGTACTCAATATACGGTTTCTACTGGTGCTACTGTTACTTATGCTGGTGTATCTAGAATAGATGGAAATGATATTTTCCGTATCGATTCTACTGGTGCATCTACCGTTGCTGAAGTATTTACTGCTGGTGCACTTATCAGTACAACTGCTGGATCTACTTATACTCTTACAGGAGCTCCGGCTTTAGTGAAAGCACTAGAAGATCACATAATAGGATTCTCATCTAACGACTGGACTGGTTCAACTGAACCAATGTCAAGGTTACAAGGTGAAGCTACTATGGATAATGTAATGAACCTTAGTTTATTCAACAAATCCGTTGAAGCACAAACTTATCAAGTTGCTGCTGCAGTAACTAGAGAGCAAGTTCAAGATCTGAAGCAATTCGGAATTGATGCTGTTGCTCAAGTTGAGTCTGTACTTATCAACGAATTAACTCAAGATATTAACAAAAATATCCTTGAGAGAATTAGAGCTAATGGATTTACAAATGCTGCTCAGATTTCTATCACACAAGGAGTTAATTTCTTCTTGTTAGTTGGAACTACTACTGGTCTAACCTATGATGCTTATGCAACTGCGGCTGGTGGAATTAATTCTAACGGTGCAGATAGTACTCAACAGTTTGGAACTGGTGGAGCTGCTGGAAACATCAATATTGCTGCTTCTGAACTTAATTCAGCTGCTGAAAACTTGCATACTCGTCAGAGAAAAATCATGTCTAAAATGCTAGCAATGGCGAACATGATTGCTATCCGAGGAAGACGTGGTCCTGCTACATTCGTTGTTACTAACGGACAAGTTGGAACTGCACTGCAAGATTGTGCTGGATTCGTTCCTGCTCCAATGATGAATACTATTAATCAACAAACTGGTTCTTTGTACCCTATCGGTACTTTAGCTGGATTAGTTGTTTATGTAGATCCATTAATGGCGTGGAGTGATAACCGTTTCTCAGTTGGTAGAAAAGGTGATGGAAATTCTCCAGGACTTGTATTTATGCCATACTTAATGGCTGAATCAGTTCAAACTATTGCTGAAGGTACTATGGCGCCTAAAATCGCTGTAAAATCTAGATATGCATTAGTTGAGGCTGGACATCATCCACAAACTATGTACTTATCAAGTTATGTTTACAATGTAGCTGGTGGATTAGCTTAATCGTTAATTCTTACATATATTATTCAAAAGGTCTTCCATATGGGAGACCTTTTGTTTTTTGTCACGAATATATAGTAATATAACAAATAAAATCTACATTTCATGAAATTAATGCCTAGAGAAGACTTTAACGAGTTAAATGAAGCTATTATTGGTATGCAACGTAATCAATATACGTTAAAGGACTTAAATGAAGAAGAATTCAAAGAATTTATTAAATACCTTTTGCTACTTTCCGGTAGTGGTTCTGCAACTGTTTGTGAATCTTACATTACAAAAACTTTAGCTGATCATAACATCGGAGTTACTAATGAACAACTCCAAAATCTTGACTTCAATCAATTATTATTAGAATGTGAGTCTCTTAATGAAGGAGACTTTATGGATGCTGGCTCTCAAGCTTTAACCGTTGGAGCTGCAACTGGTGTTGCTGCTGTTGGAGGATTAGCTGCATATATCTCATTTTTATTTAAAAAGAAAAAAATAAGAAAAGCTTCAGAGGCAGTACGAGATGCCAAAATAAAAAAGATAGACATCGAAAAAGAAGTTTATGATGAATTAGAGGCTATGAAACCAATTCTTACTAAAGAGGAAGGTGATGCTAAAATTAAAGAGATAGAAGAGAAAGCAAAAAAGGATAAAGATGATTTAAAAAACTTTGAAAAAAATAAAAAAGAAGAGGCTGAAAAGGTTGCTGCTGAGGTTGATGTAGAAAAATTACAATTAAAAGATTTAGGTGCGGATGGTTATGAAAGTTATGAATCACCAAAACCTAAGAAGAATCCAACGCCGACACCAGCTCCAGGAGCTACTGGTTCTGCTGGACAAACCGGACAAGCTGGAGGTACTGGACAAACCGAGGTTAAAACTGAAGATATAAATAAAGAGTCTTTACCTGGTGCAGATGAGGCCACTGTTAAAACATTACAATCTGGAACTCCAGATGAGAAGATAGCTGCTACAGGAAAATTAAAAACTTAAGATATAAGTAAAGAGTCTTTACCTGGTGCAGATGAGGCCACTGTTAAAACATTACAATCTGGAACTCCAGATGAGAAGATAGCTGCTACAGGAAAATTAAAAACTTCTTCAGATGAAAAAATCAAAGAACAAACTGCTGCTTTAGAAGCTGCAAAAGCTAAAAAACCACCAGATACAGCTGCTGCTGAAAAGGCTGAGAAAGAAATACAAGCACAACAGAAACAAAAGGAATTAGCTGAAAAAATCGAAGCAAAAGCAGAGGCAGATAAAGAAAAAGCTGATGAAGCTAAAGCGATTGATGCTCAAATTAAAACGGCTAAAGCTGCATTTGATAAAGTAAAAGATGGTGATGATGCAGAGGCAGCATACAAAGCAGAGATTAAATTTAAACAAGCTCAACAGAAAAAAGCTAAGTTAGATGGTAATAATGAATTGTTTCAAGGATTAGGTGATGACATCGGAAAAATCATGAAATTGATGAATACACAAAATTCTTCATTAGATCCATTAGCAGAAGCTGATGAGACGACAAATAAAGATAAAGATAAAACCAACGATAAAGGCGATAAAGGCGAACCTTTTGGTAAATTAGGTGTAGCTAAAGCAGATTTAAAAGCTATTCAAGGAAAAGAAGAAGAGGAAGTAAGAAAGGCAAAAGAGAAAATTGCTCAAGAACGTGGGAAAATAGAAAAAAATATTAAAAAACTTAAAGAAAAAAGTTCTGACGAAAAAACATTAAAGAAAGTTGAGAAATTAGGTAAAGATAAGAAAAAACTTTCGGATGAAATAGAAAAACTTGAAAAGGAAGGTACCGGAAAAGTTAAAACTGCTAGAGAAAAAGTTGCAAAAATTAAAGGTGATATTGAAACAAAATTAGCTAAAGTTGCAAAATTAGAAGAAGATAATAAGAAAGCTAACGATGAAACTACAATAAAAGCAGAAAAAGTTAAACTTCAAAAAGAGATCGATAAAACTGAAGAAAAGATAGAAAAGGTCAAGGAAGATATGCAACCAACCGGAACTGCAAAAGAAAAAGAAGCAATTGAAGCTAAAGCTACCGCAAAGAAAGAGAAAGTTGGTGAGGATGTTGCTGCAGCTCAAAAGGAACTTGATAGAATGAGTGGTACATCTACTGATAAAGAAACCGGTAAAAAGAAATCAGATAGTTTAATTGGCAAAATGACAGGATTTGAAAAAAATTACGTAAAACAAATAGGTGGTGAACATGAATTAGAAGTATTACAACATAAAGAAGAGGTAATGAATCAAATCGGTAATGAAAAAGCCGCTGCTGCTGCAGCTGCTGGAACGAAAGGTGCCGAAGCTAGAGCTGAAGCCGGAGAAGATGGCGTTAAAGCAGAAAAAGATAAAACTGATGCTACTCCAGCAGAAATGGAAGAGGTAGATGATAAAGTTGCTGCAGCTAAAAAAGAAGAAGAAGCAAGAAAAGCAGAAGAAGCAAAAGAGAAAAAAGAAAAAAAGAAACAAGGATTACAAAAACAAATTGAAGCTTTACAAAAGCAATTAGAAAAAGTAAAGGCTGATAAGAAAGATTTTACGCCAAAAGATCCAAAAGAAAAGGAACAAAAGGAAAAAGTATTTCAACATAAAATAGATAAAATATCTGATAACTTAACTAAAGCTAAAGAGCATTTAGCTGCGGTAGGTGAATCATTTGGCCTTAAATTAGAAGTTGCAATGTTAATAAGTGAATTTAATTCTCTTCTAGAAGAATATGATCTAGTATTAGAAGATAGAAAAGAATTAAAAGAAGAAGAGAAGGAGAAGAAAAAAGATGATGTAAAACCTGATGATGAAAAATTGGATCTTCCGGCTGATGCAGAACCTCCAGCTGAAAAGAAAGAAAAGAAGAAAGAAGATAAACATAAATTAATAGATCAAAAAGTTGTTATTATTGATATGATTGGTTCGGATGAATCTCATCTAGAAGGTGCCAAAGGTGTTATCACACATGCTTGGAAAGAAAATGAAAGAGCACCTGAAGGAGATATGCCTAGAAGATCAGGTGATCCGGAATTATTTACGATAACATTTGATAAACCAAAAGATCCAATGTACCCAGAAATTAATTTAACACAAAAGAATTTTAAAGAAGATAAAGAAGATAAAAAGGATGATGATAAAAGCACTAATGAATCATTTAGAGAGAAATACTATAAAGCAGTAAATGGATAATAAAATTAAACGAGGTAATGTTGGAAAGAATCCAACTAGGCATGGAATAATTCTCCAAGGCCTAAAACCTCGATATAGAAATGTTTTAAAAAAATATGAGTTTATTAAAGAAGATTGCAATGATGATGTATTTGTAAATTTATTATTTAGTTTAGTTGATAGAGAAACACAATCTAAGAACCAAAGTAAATTTTTTATAGACCCAACTGATAATGAAATAAAAGATAGGAAACTTTTAATTGATGAAATACGAATTGTACCTTGGATTTGTTCTTTTTGTGAAAAAGACATAAAATCTAAAATGGATAACTTTTCTATAAAGAATTTTGTTTGTGATAATTGTTATGATATTTATGTAAAAGATGAAAAAAAGATTAGTCAATTAATATTAGAAAATTCAGTAGAATTTACAGAACATTGCAAACGTTTGATAAATAAAGATAGAAAAACATTCCTTAAATATATTTTAAATAAATGAAGCATTTTGAAAATTATACATTAATAACCGAGGCACTTTCTTTAAATAAAGTGCAGGTAATAATCCTTTCCAATTTGGACTCAAATTCAACTACAGTAGATTCAATAAAATCTGAATGTTCAAAAAGAGGAATACCATGTAATGCATTAGATGTTAAAACTGCATATTTAAAAGAATATGTTAATAAAAGAAATGATATTAAAGTTGGTGATGCTGATACTAAACCAATTGCTATTAATAGATTAAATACTGTTATTATTGCAAGACGAGGAATAGTTACGAATTCATATACTCAAAAATTATTACAAGATCTTGAAAAGGCTAATTTCTTTTGTGTAAATGGATTGGAGCCAACATTAACTTGTGAAAATAAAAATACAACAAATACTGTTTTAGAGGCTGCTGGTTTACCAACACCAAAAAACGCAATAGTAAGTGATGCTGATGGTATTGATTTAGCATTAAAATCTATTGGTGGAAAATTCCCAATTATTGTTAAACTTCTTTCTGGAGCTCAAGGTATTGGTGTCTCTCAAGTAGATTCATATGAATCATTAGTTTCAGTATTACAAACATTATGGAAAGCTAGTGGTAAAAATGAAATTTTATTACAAGAAAAAATATCAGCAACTGGTGATGTTAGAATACAAGTTTTATCTAGAAAATTTTATAGCCCGGATGATGAATCTTCGGAAATCGTTGCAGCTATGCAAAGGACTACTGCTAAAAAGGATTTTAGAACAAATTATTCTATTGGTGGTGGAGTTAAAAAGATCAAATTAACTTCTGAAATGGAAGAAATTGCTAAAGGTGCTGCCAAGGCAGTAGATTGTACATGGTGTGCAGTAGATTTGATTGTAGATAAGAAAACTAAAAAACCATACATCTTAGAAGTTAATGCATCTCCAGGAACTAAAGGAATTACTGAAGCAACTGGTATAAATGTTGTTTCAGAAGTTTTGGATTATATTTTAGATAAAGAAAATTGGACGTATCCTACAATTAATTGTGGTTTCCGTGAATGTTTAACATTACCGGGTATCGCTGAATTAGTAGTAAAAATGGATACTGGTAATGGTGCAAAAGGTATGGCATTTCAAGGTGAAAATATAGAAGAGGATGGTAAATATCTTAAATGGGAATTAAATGGCCATAAATTTAGAGACAAAATTATAGGTTATTCTGAACCTATGGATATGAAGGGTAAAAAACATAAAAGACCAATTATAGAAAAAGATATAGTTTTTGCTGGTAAATTAGTACCAAAGGTTGCTATATCTGTAACCGATAGAGCTGCTAAAAGTACACCGGTTTTAGCTAATAGAAAATTCATGGATAGATTGGGTATAGTTGTTAGTCCTTCCAAAGCCTTTAAAGCTACCCAGTTCGATGGGGAATATGATGTATTAAAAGCTCAAGGTGATAAATATGGCGGAATAAATTTTGACACCGAGAAGAAATAAACGTAAGAAAAAAATTATATCTAATCCACTTATTGATCCCGATAAGTGGACACGAGATGCTAAAGGTAATCTTATTCTTAGACGGATATCACAAAAGAAGAAAAAATGAAATTTTTTAAGTATTATACTATAAATGAAGGTAATATCAATACTACACTTAAAAGGATTGCAACGACCGAAAAATTTAAAGTAAAAGATTTTGATGATTATGTTAATAAGTATAAGGAAATGGGTGCAAAAGAAATCGATACAGGTTCTTCTGCTGAGGTTTTAAAAATGCCAAATGGTGATATTGTTAAAATATTTGCTGGAGAAAATGATCCAGCTATGGTTAGAACATTATCTTTCATGTTAGATAATCAACGTAATGTATTTGTTCCAAAAATTAGATCCATTAAAAAGGTATGGGCAGATGATGAAGATAGATGGATGGTGGCTATATTCATGGAAGTATTAAAACCGGTTAAAGGAAAATTTAAAAGAGATATAGATTTATTATTACATTCAGATCATTCTATAGATGACCAATATTGGCAAGATCTTTTCGATATAATTATAGAATTCTCTCCAAATGACAAAAAGGATCTAAAAGTTCTTATCTCATTCTTAAAAGGTCATATGAAAAAATACTCCCAAATGCAAGACTTTTCAAGTCAAAATTGGATGATGAGAGGTAATCAATTAGTATTAATTGATCCATTCTGGCCTGATATGGATTAAATATCATTTTTTTTCACTTTTTTGAAAAATAAGTACCAAAAAATTTTTTTATGTCGCAAAAAAGTATTATATTTATATTATATAAATTAAACACATAAAAACGACACAAATGCAAAACATCACCACATCCGAATTCACATCAGAGGTTGAAAATCAAATCACTGATATTATCTTACATAACAATCCATTAGATTCTACAAAACAAATCATGCAATTAGGATTCGATTTATTCGAATCTCAATACTATGCTGCTCAAGGCGAAGTTGCAAAATATAAAAAAGACTTCAAACTTACTAGAGCTCAAATCAATATGGATACTTTTCAAACAATTTTCCCTAAATTCAAATAATCATGACAAATACAAAAACAACAAAACCAAAAATCGATGTTAGTTGCTTAACATCTCACGACAAATCTTTAGTTTCTGGAGCATTCCGCTTAAAACTTACAAATCTTTTAGATAAAGCAAAAGATTCAGATCATTGGAAAAACCGTCCAGAAGTTTGCCACGAAACATCATTTAAGAAAGGAAGACGATACAATGATACCGACCGATGTGTGGATGTAATACTTGGTAGTTTTCGCCGAGCTTGTGAAATGGTGGTAAATGACAATAATAATCACGAATTTTCATTTGGGCATTACGAAGAGTTTGCTACAGAATATGATCTTTATTTTGTATCTTATTTAGAAAAAGTAAATGCCGAGGATCTCACACAATGGGTTGATTCTTGCTTAAAATATTCAGGAGGATGTGATCATTGGTACACATATGAAAAAGAATGGTAAAAAAAGTAAAAATAATTGAAAAATAAGTGCCAAAAAATTTTTTTTTGTCGCCAGGATTTATTATATTTATATATAACAAATTTAAACAAATCATAAAAAACAACACATGAAAGCATCAACAAAAAACTTCTTAACTTTTCTTGGAGGAATCTTCTCCTTTTACATTACCTATTTAACTACTCAAGGAATCTTACAACAATACATACATTTTTCCGATCCACTTAATGAAATGGCATTCTGTATATGTGCATTTACTCTTGGTGCAATGTGCATCTACTGTGGAATACCTCAAAGACATTGGAATAAACTTAACCCTTTCAAATCATAAAATATGCAATACTTTAACAGACACGAGCACATGAGTGCTGAAACTAGAAGATCTATTCTAGAAGCTATAACCGAACTTTATTCCATCGATGGTAATATGTTTTCTCTATCAAATATGCTTTATGGCTTATTCGATGGATTCGATTATTCTACTAAAATTGCATCTTCATCTCAAATGGAAATCGTTGAAAAACAAAATGTTCCATTATATAAAAAAATCATGAAATTTTGCAAAACTATCCAAACATACCCAAAATCAGAAACACATAACACTTTAATCTAAATAATATGACATTAAATAACAAATCAGACGTAGTCAATCTACTCGTAAAAAATTGGAATTGTGAAAAATCATCATTCTATAATACTTCAACTAATCAACAACGTGAAAAATTCTGGACATTCAATAGGTGTTTAAGAACACTTTGGAATTATGAAGAAAATTACTATATCGATGAACATGGCATGCGATCACATAACTCTCTAAAACATATATAATGAAAATTCTTACCGAAAGCAAAGATGGTAAATACATCTTTATACTAGCAGAAGGTGATGCACCTTGCATAAATAGCAAAATAAAATATAATGAACAAGATTATCGTGTACTTAGTTGTAGATCTTTTGTTCACGATTCTAATAAATTTAAAGCTACTTTAATGCTTGAAACTCCACCATCAAAACGTCATATAATAATTAAATAGACTTATCTATGACACATGCAAAAAAACTACTGTGGACCGAAAAATATCGTCCACAGATCTTAGATGATTTAATTGTACCAGAAAGAATATCCAAAAAACTTAATAAAGGTGTATATCAAAACTTTTTATTTTATGGTAGTCCTGGAAGTGGAAAAACAAGCTCGGCTAAAATATTAGCTACTAATCATCCATATTTATATATTAATTGTTCTAGTGAAACTGGTGTAGATACAGTGAGGAATAAAATATCCGAATTCTGTTCTACTCTGTCACTCTTAGACGGTGAAAGAAAATTAAAAATAGTTATATTAGATGAGTTTGATGGTGTCTCAGACCAATACATGAAAGCATTACGAGGAACTATAGAGCAATTTCATATGAGTGCGAGATTTATTGCAACATGTAATTATTTTAATAAAATTCCTGATAATATTCAATCTAGATTTGAGTGCATTAGTTTTGACTTTAGTGATGAAGAAGAAACAGAAATTTTGAAATCATATTTAAGAAGAATATATGAAATATGTAAAGCAGAGGGGATGGAAATTGAAAAGGATGCACTAATGGAATTAGTTAAACGAAAGTTTCCAGATCTTAGAAATACAATCAATGTTTTACAAGGATATTATGCCGAAGGGATAACAAAAATAACATCAAAAGACGTTACTACATTCCACGGAGCCTATAAAGATTTATTTGATTTAGTCTTTAATCAATTAGCATCTCCACATAAAAATTATCAATACTTAGTCGGCAATTATTCTCATCGAGTAGATGATGCCATTAAAGCTTTAGGAAGTGATTTTGTAGAATATATTCAAACAGAATACCCAGACAATGCAAAACATTTAGCAGAAATTTGTTATGAAGTTAATAAACATTCATATGAATCTCGATTTGCTATTGATCCAGTAGTTACTTTATTATCTTTGGTTTTCAAACTACAAAAGATAGTATCTTAGAAACTATTTCATCAAATCAACATATAATATAAAAACATAACCTATATAATATGAAAAGGTATACATTAATAGTAGATGGAAATTATTTTTTACATAAGACTTTATTTATTTCGGGTAGAATAAAGACTAAAAAACAAGGCCCATTAAATTTTATCGATGATCCCGAAAAGGATGCAGATTTGTTTGCACATAAATTAGCTACAGATTTTGCATATGAAGTAAGGCGATTTGCTCCGGTTTTAGATGGAGTTGTTTATTGCATAGATTCATCATCTTGGAGAAAAGATTTTTATCCTGATACATCACCATTTGGAAAATCTTCTACTTACAAAGGAAATAGAAAGAAAGATAATACAATCAATTGGAAAGCAATATATGATTTACATGATAAATTTGCTGAATCTTTAAAGTCTTTAGGCTGTACAATATCTAGAGTAAGTGGTGCTGAAGCAGATGATCTTATATTTGCATGGAGTTCATACTTAAATATGAACGATAAAAATGCACTTATATTTTCTGGAGATAATGATTTAATTCAATTAGCTTGTGAAAATGCAAATGGTACCAACACAATTTTTTACAATAAATTTTCCAAAAAAGTTTATTCTCCATTAGGATTCACAGAATGGTTGGCACAAACAAATGATACTACAATAGATATATTT